GGCTCCCCGCAGGGGAGTCGCCGCGCGCCACCAATCAAGCCGCGGCGAGGGCATCGCGCGGCTCGCGGCGCTGCATGTGGTTGACCGCGGCGGCGGCCAGGATGCGCAGCTGGTTGACGTGGTCGAGCGGCAGCGAGGCGTTGATGCGGTTCGCATCCACGAGGTCGCGCTCGACGACGATGTCGCGCGCGAACAGGTCCGGCCCCTCGAACACGCCGAGCGCGACGAGGTCCTGGTAGCCGTGGATCAGCGTCAGGCGGATGTCGGTGGCGGTGACGATGCCGGGATTGCCGCCTGGGTTGGTGTCGGCCAGCGCCTTGCGCCCGTGCGTCGAGGTGACCTTGGTGCGCAGGTAGCGGATGCCGTACATGGCCTGCGCCATGGTCTCGACGTCGAGATAGGTCCAGTCGGGATCGCCCCAGGCGTTCGACTGGTAGGTCGTCACGATGCGGTCGATCGCGACCTGGCCGTCGCGGCGCACGTGATAGCCGGAGATGCCGTCGTAGTAGAGCGTCTGGCGGTCGGACAGCGTCAGCCGGTCGGAGATCAGGCGCGGCCCCTTGATGCCGTCGAGCACCAGCGTCTGCAGCGGGCGGGAGAGCTCGGCCGAGGCGCCAGGCCCCTGCAGGTGCACGGCCACGATCGCGCCGAGCGCGGCGGCGGTCTCCTCGGGCGGCGACAGGAATTTGCGCGCCGGGAAGATCGAGAGGTGTTGATCGTTGAGGCCGCTGCCGAGCGTCGACAGGTTGCCGACGGTGTCGGTCGCGACGCAGACGCAGTGGCCGTAGATCTGCTTCGCCCATGACCAGCGGCCGGAAACGTCGTTCATGACGTCGCTCATATGGCCGATGTTGGTCGCGTCCGCATAAGGCATCGCGATCCAGTCGAACTCGTCGTCGCCGAGGTTGACGAGGGCGGCGTCGATCTCTGGATCGCCGGCGCCGGACGCCATCGCGGTGATGGTCAGCACGCACTGCGAGCCGGTCTGCCCGAGCGGGCCGTCCTCGGCTATCTGGCCCTTCTCGATCTCGACCTTGTTGCCGAGCGTGCCCTTGTGGCGCGCGGTGAGGTCGACCTCGTAGCTGTTGGTGCCGTTCACCGCCGCCGTGACGGCGAGGCCGCGCTCGGCGTTGATGGCGGCGACCAGGTTGGAGGCGATCGTCGCGCGGGCGTCGGAGGTGAGCACGGGAATGCGCACGCGCCGCCCGGAGATGTAGACCGAGAGCGGCTGCGCGTAGGTGAGCGACGGCGCGCCGACGCTGATCTTGCCCGTCGCGGCGACGCCGGCACCGGCATCGGCGAGCGGCAGCGCCCAGATCTCCTGCACCGGCGCGTTGCGGCGCGCCGTCTCGCACATGCGGGCGAGCATCGAGTCGAGCCCGAACAGCTCGTGCGCGGAGCCGTCGCGGACGAGCACCGGCTGCTCGGCGGTGGCCGATCCG